CAAGAGCAAGAGCAAGAAGAAGAGCAAGAAAAAGAGAAAGAAAAAGTAAAATTGAAAAAAGAAGATATAGTATCAATTAACTACATCATAGATTCTATGAATTGTTCATTTGATGAAGCGTTGGATATTTTCAGTTCAACTAATGAATATCATATTTAATAGTATGATAGATAAAGATACAATAGGAATTGCTACAGCAAATATAGTAACACCAGTGGCTGTAGGAATAACTTTAATGAATCCAGTAACTATATTAACAATAGTTTCAATCTTAACATCAATTATCTTAAATGGAGTATTGATATATAAAAATCTCAAGAAGAAAAATTACCAAGAAACTACAGAAGAAAAATAATTGTAATATTATTAAAATAATTCTAATGTACCCATGTTAGATTAACTAAACCTTTGAAAGTCCCATTTCAAGGGTTTTTTTATTGGAAATAATTTACTATATTTATAATAAGAGGTAGTGCTTCGTTCTGATATACTGTCCATTATAATTTTTTTTTTATAACTACCTCTATTCATGATAATACCCCCAATTAAAAGTTGGGGGTTTTTTATTTCCAACTCATTTAATTTGATTATATTTATGGTAATGATGAATATTAAAGAAATATTAAAAGATTATTTCAAACTTACACCACTTGAGAAGGATTCGTTGTTGGCAGATTTATCAGAACACTATTTTCAAGAAGGTATAGTAATGGGATTATCAACAGCAGAGATTGTATCTTGTTTTCAACCATTGATTGATGAGGCAATAAAGAACGATGATTTTGAGGTTGCACAAGCATTCAAGGATATAAAAGAAGCAATATCAATAGTATTAACAGAAAGGATTAAACAAAATGGGATGTAATTTAGAGATAACAAAAGATGGTAGAGTAATCCAAAATGGTGTGGAAAGAAAACTACACTCAAGAAAGGCTGATGGATATGTTGTAACATCAATTAACAATAAGTTAAGATATGTTCATAGATTGGTGGCTGAAAAATACTTGCCAAACCCACACAACTTGTCTGTAATCAACCATAAAGATGGAATCACATCTAACAACCATGTTGATAATTTGGAGTGGACTACAAGAAGAAAAAATTGTGAACATGCAAGGTTAAATGGATTGAGTGAAATAAAATCACAGGGCATAAAAGATTTAACATTTGATGAGTATATTGAAATGAAAAAATTATATAAAGAAGGAACAACTAAAACTAAATTAGGAGAATTATTCAATAGGGATAGAAGAACCATTTATGATATTTTAGAAGGTAAAAGATACAAGGATTACTTGAGAAAGGAGGAGGAGACCTATCTGTAACTGTAAGGGTGGAAAGAAACAAGTAACAAACAACCTTGATAATCCTGACCACATACAAAACGCAAAACAGGTCGTAGAATCAATTATAAATGTAAAAGAGATACAAACCCTCAACGACTTGGATATAATTCAAATTATGACCGCATACTACGGTCTATACCCATCTTCAAGTATCAAACCAACAGTGGAAGATGCAATAAATCAAATTAAAATAGGAATAGAGATATATGGAACAAAATATACAAGGAGAAGATAATACTCCAAAGAGAGGAAAGGGTAGACCCAGACTTGAAGAAACAATGAATCCAGAGTGGTATAAGATTATTATAGATGCTGGTGTTGAAGGAAAACATATAACACAATTCTTAATTGAATTGGGAATAAGTTGGGATGGTCATTACAGATTATTAAAGACAAATAAGAAATATTCCGAAGCGTTCAATCAGTATCAAAAGTTATGTGAGGACTGGTGGTTCAACAAAGCGTATGAATCAATGAGTGAGAACAATGGTGCTGGTTTCAATACAAGATTATGGCAGGTTATTATGACCAACAAGTTCAAACAGAATTGGAAGAGTGAAAAACATATTGATGTAACCACACAAGGGGAGAAGATAGATAATTCAACCAGTCCACTACAAATTGAAATCATAAGAACAAACATGGGACAAGATGGAACTGAAGAGTAATTTTAATGTACAAAAGAAAGGTTCAGTATTCCAAGTTAAAAACAATTTTGAGAATATAAACTTTTCAAGTGAAACAATAGACAAGATTGCATTCAAGTCAGTTATATTGACTATGGGTGGTTGGTTTATAGTTAAAACGGACTATAAACCTGATAGGAAGATTAAAAAGTTATTACAACAGATTAAGAATACCATCAACCTGAATATGAATAAACACTATTTCAACGGGATGATAATAGATGTTGATTCATTACCAAACACATTTGAGGAACAAGCAACAGGTTATGTAACCTTTGAATATACCCTGTTTGTAAACAAGGGGGTTAAGTACAACAAAAAAGAAATTACAATGGTTATGAACGAATTGATTAAAACAATTTATAATGACTATTTCAAAGAACCAATTGACTTTGATGTCTATAAAACAAGAATAGAGTTTAACGAAAGATAATATTATGATAGAACAACATTTATTTAATGGTGATAGTGCCGAGGTGTTAAAAACACTAAAAGATGAATCAATAGACCTACTTGCGTGTGACCCTCCATACTCTATAGGATTTATGGGTAAGAGTTGGGATAAAGTTTTACCTCCAACAGACATTTGGAGTGAGTGTTATAGGGTATTAAAACCTGGTTCATTTATAGCGGTGATGAGTAGTCCTCGTAGTGATGTGTTGTATAGGATGATTAAGGACTTGGAAGATGCGGGGTTTGATATGAGTTTCAGTCCAATTATGTGGACTTATCATACTGGCTTTCCTAAAGCATCAGACACAAGTAAGATGATTGATAAAAGATTGGGAGCGGAGCGTGAGATTGTTGGGGTTAGAACTGATGGTATGAAAGATGGTGCTATGAGTGCTGAAAGAGGTTGGAATGATAATAGTATGGGTAAAGAAATACCAATTACAGAACCATCAACAGACCTTGCCAAAAAGTATGAAGGTAGTAAATTAGGTTTCCAACCAAAACCAGCAGTGGAACATATCATTATTGGTATGAAACCACACGGGTCAAAAAGTTATATTGATAATGTATTAAACTTTGAGGCATTACCTGATAATATCAAAATGACTTATCCATTTATTCAAGTTCCAAAACCAGCAAAGAAGGAAAAGGACTTTGGTTTAACTGGTGAGGACATAGTAGCACAAAAACTAAAGATGCCACACAAAGTTCAACAAGATGGAACAATAACAGAAGGAATACCAACAAGTCGTAAAAACATACACCCAACAACCAAACCTGTTAAGTTGATGTCCTACATCATCACCTTATTCACAAGGGAAGGGGATTGGGTTATTGACCCGTTCTTGGGTAGTGGAACCAGTGGTTTAGCATCAAAATTATTAAACAGAAACTTTATCGGGGTGGAAAGGGAAAAAGAATACTTTGATATATGTGAGGAAAGATTATCTATATCAAGAGAAAAGTTGATAAAGTTTTTCAAGACAGAAAAAGACACACAGACAAAGTTGGACTTATGAGATACTCAAAAGGTATAATGTGGTTGGATGATTGTAGAATACCATTTGTTAATGAGGGGGATATACCAAATGATATGGATAAAACTCATTTAGATGGTAGAAACTTTTATACCCAAGTGTATAATGGGTTTATGTATAATCAAAATACTCAAGGTAGATTCACACCAAACTTACTGATATGTGATGATATGTTAAATGATGGTGTTATAACAAAACAAAGTAAAAGAACCTATAAACCAACAGAACATACTGGTTCTTTATTTGGTAATAGTCCCCAAGCACACGGAGTAGGAATTGGTGATAGTGGTTCATCAAGTAGATACTACGACTTGGATAAATGGTTTGATAAAGTTATAGACAACTTATGATAAAGATAATCTATAAAGAGTTTGTCCAATCAGTCCAAGTATTTCATCAATTATATTTTGGATTTCAGTATTCTCTAAACCAAGTGAGTTTCTATTTTCATAGATTACTTTTCTCAATTCTTTCAAATAAAGAACTGGTTCAACCAATTTTGATTCAGGAATAACCAAAGAAACTCTACCACCAATAATACCAAAATATGTTTCAGTCAATTCATCAACATTTTCAATTACCTCTTTGTAAAATTGGTCCAATGCTTCGTGGACACCTAATGATGTTGTTTCTAAATGGGCTATGTGCATCAAATCCCTTGATTGGAATAAAATACCTAAAAATATTTCTGGTTTCATAATCATAAATATACAAATAATAAGTTATATGAAATTTCAAGTAACACAGGTATGGGAACACATACACGAAGCAGTACAACAAGAAAAGAGATATATCTTTTTAAGGGGTAGTTCAAGGAGTTCTAAAACTATATCTGCACTACAATACATCGTGTTAGAAGCACTCAAAACCCCCAAGACAAGTATAACCATAGCCCGTGAAACGCAAGTGTCTTTAAGACATACAATTCTACCTGACTTTAAGTTTGTGATGGAATCAATAGACATATGGGATAAGGGTGTATTCCAAAAACAAGAGTTTGTTTATACCTTTGAAAATGGTTCTATTGTTAGATTTATTGGACTTGATGATTCCACAGGAAAGTTAAAAGGTTTCAAGTCAGACATTATCTTAATTGATGAGGTTAATACAATAGACAAGAACGCATTTATCCAAATGGATATTAGATGTTCCAAGTATATTATGGCTTTATACAACCCTGAAATACCGATTGACTGGTGGGGGTTAGAATATGAAGGAAAAGAAAATGGTTGTATGTTACACTCAACTTGGCGTATGAATAGTTTCTTGGATAAAAGAACAATTCAAGCAATCAAGGAACTTATAGACATTGACCCTGATATGGCTAAAATCTATTCAGAAGGTCTTATTGTAGAACCAAGAGAAAAGATATTCACACAACCAGAGTTATATGATGAATTACCAAGACACATCAAGGACAAGTACTACTCAATAGATTTTGGATTTAGTAATGATGAGTGTGCTGTGGTGGAAATAAATGTTGATGGTAAGAACTTGTATGTAAAACAACTTATCTATCAACTTGGACTAACCAATGAAGATTTAGCCTATAAACTCAAAGAGGTTGGAATAGACCGAAATGTTAATGTTGTAGCAGATTCAGCAGAACCAAAGTCCATTGAAGAACTTAAAAGGTTGGGGATAAATGTTAGACCTGTAAACAAGACCAGTATCTTATACGGAATACAAAAGATGAAACAATTCAAGATATACTTACATAATGAAAGTGTAGATTTAATCAGTGAGTTTACTAATTTCAAGTTTAAGAAAGACAGAACTGGTGCAATAACAAATAATACCGTAGGTAAGGACCACTTAATTGATGCCTTGAAATATGGTATAGTACAATTTTTAGATAGACCAAAAAACAAAATTACAATAATATGATAGAAATACAATTAAATGATAGGGTAGTAA